ACCGTGTACTAGGAAAGTTTATTCCCCTCATAATTAAATACGCGAATAGAGAATAAATGCCATGATGAGCATGAACGGACCTACACCAGCAAAAAAACTAGCTTGGGCGGTACTCACCAAAAGTTCCGGTACAAGTTCTAGTGAAGTAATAAAAGTGACTGACCATGCGGAAGCTGATCAGGCCGTCAAAGATAACCCAGATGTATTTGCGTTAATAAAACAAGATTTAAGAAACGGAGCAAAACCAGCTAAAGAAGAAATAAAACCAGAAACAACAGAAGATAAGGGAGGAAATTCAAAATTGAGTGAAATCCTAAATGATGTTGAATAATGGCCAACTTAACCACAGCTACTGCACGTACTTTAATAAGATTATTATTAGATAAAGCAGAGTCTCCATACTATACTGATGCTGAAATAAATTTATTTTTAGAGTTAGGTATAAAAGAGTTTATAAATGAGAATTATAAAAAGTTTGAATTAAATCAAGCTACTAGAGACAATTTACGTACTCTTGTAAAAACTAGTACATCTTTAACACAAACAATTCCAGACCAATTTGACATAACGTCATTAACTGATTATAGACATTTTTTATCTTTTGAAATAACTATAGGTAATCAAAGTGAGTATGTAAAAATATTACAATTAGATGATTATTTAGCTATAAAAAAAGATCCTTTTAACAAACCTTCTGAAACAAATGTAATAGGTGTTATAGAGGACAATAGAATTAAAATTTATAAAAATAGTATAAACACAATAAGTAGTCATGTCCTTACGTATTTAGCTTGGAATGAATCAACAGATGATATAGCTAGCTTGCCCGATCACACACATGAAGATATTGTTAATATAACCGTAAGAAAACTTATGGGTAGTGTTAAGGATCAAGCGTATCAAATACAAATGACTGAAGAACTTAAAAATAAAATATAATGGCTACATTAAACGAAATAGCGTATAATATTTTAAATATCGCAAGAAACGGTAGGTCTAGTGATGATGATACTTTGTCTATAAATCAAATAAGACATTGGGTAAATTATTATAGAGGATCTTTATTACAAAAGTATACATCAAACGGTAGAAAAATACATCCTAACTGTTTACAAATTTTAGTAGCTCCTGTTGTAGAAGGAGAGTGTGAGGTTGGTAGAGTTGATCAAGTTCCAGACGTTATGTCTTTTTCTGGGCAAAGAGCAATAGAACGTGTAGAGACGTGCAGTTCTAATGGATGGGAATTTCCTTCAACTATTACAAAAACTAGTGCAGAAGAATTAGTGTTGTATGTATATTATGATATGACATCTTTAGACTTAGTTACGGTAAAAGAAACCTATAATTCTGTAGTAGATTGGATTAATACACAAAAATATAATTTAGATAATCCACAATTAGGACTAGAGGGACACAAAATAAAGGTGGCTTATCATTCCGCGTGCACGAGTGAAAGGTGGTTAGATTGGGCAACAACAAGTTTTACTGGTATATGGAACAACGCTTGTGATAGTGGAGGAGCGGGAACAGGAAGGTGTGGTGGTAAAGATATGACAGTAGTACCACCTAGTTCAGCGTACATTAGTCAAACTGGTACAGAATCTGGAGATAAAGGAGGTTACGTTGGAGTTGCTAGCTCTAGTACAACTGTAGACTGTACTGAACAAGCCAATCATACAGGAGGTGGTATTGGTGATGCCACTGAAAGTCAATTTCCGTATGGTAAAGTTTGGCAAGTTCAAGACTGGGTGCAAAATAGTCCTGATGTCACATTAAACGATCCATCAAACGTAACTACTTACAATGAGCCTCCAAAACAAGCTTTGTATTACGATGGTACAACTTCTTACGAACAAACGTCTGGATATAGAGAAAGAGTTATAGTTGGTAGTAATCATGCTGATGGTTTTGTGCGTGTTTGGGAACAAATAAATGGAACGTGGACAGTTGTAGGTCAAAATCTTAACGGAGGAACGGGTGAATATTTTGGATATTCTGTAGATATAAGTAAGGATGGAAATATAATAGCTGTAGGAGCTCCACAAACAGGAGGTGGAAAAGGTTTAGTAAGACTGTATGAATTTCAAGACGACTCGTCTTTACCTAATTTTAATACATGGGTACAAATGGGTAGTGATATAGTTGGACAAGCAGACGGAGATCAATTTGGTAATTCTGTTTCTTTAAGTCGTGATGGATATAGAGTGGCTATATCAGCTCCTATTCACAATTCAAATGAGGGAACTATACAGGTATATGAATATGATCCTAATGCACAAAATCCAACTTGGACACAAATGGGTAGTGATATAGACGGAGGTACTGACGATAAAGCTGGAGGATCTGGTTATGGTAATTCTATAGCTTTTAAAGGGTATGACGTAAATACAGGAAAACAAGGTACTGTATTAGCGGTGGGTAGTGCGGCTTCAACAAATGGTCATGTTAAAATATACAATTGGAATGGTAATTCTTGGAATCAGGTAGGAAATACAATAACTGGAGAAGCTTCTGGTGATCAATTTGGTTTTTCGGTGGCTCTTAATGCGGCAGGTAGTAGAGTAGTTATAGGGGCTCCAGGAAACGCTGGGGGTGGTACAGATAGAGGTGAAGCTTATGTATACCAAAATCAAAGTGGTGTTTGGACACAAATGGGATCTGATATAGCTGGAGAATCTGACACTAGTGAATTTGGATGTAGTGTTGATATAGATGGTGATGGTAATTATATTATTGTTGGGTCTAGGTTAAACGCAGGAGGTGGAACAGCTAGGGGCTCTGCAAGAGTTTACAGATGGCTTGATAGTGATTGGTCACAACGTGGAGCGGACATAGACGGAGAAGATGATAATGATAATGCTTTTGCTGTTTCTATATGTGACGGTGGTAATATCATAGCTTTAGGACACTCTAATAATGATAATTTAGCTACAGATTACGGTCTTGTAAAAACTTACAGATATTTTTGTGGAACCTGGAATCAAATGGGATCTGATTTACATGGTTTGTCTGGATATAAAACAGGGTGGAATTTATCTTTGTCTAACAGGGCTGAAAATGATACAATTGTATTTTATGATACAGAGCCTGGTACATACGCAACGAATGGAAACACACACACGAGCCCAACATTAGCAGATGGTGGTAATACTAGTTGGGGAATAGCAAATATTAGTACCGTAAATAGAAGAATAGGTGATAGCGCTCAAGGTTTTGGGCCTCCTCCAGCTGCAAATGCTGGTGACAACGTTATAGTTTTAATATTTGCAGACGAAGCTGCTGACGCTAATAAAGGTGGAGCTAGTGATTATGGGGGTCCATATCATACAAACTTTAGAATAAGAGGAGCAAACAGTACTTCTCAACAAGGTATTACAACAGGGCATTGGGAGGCTCCGACACCAACAAATCCACAAGGAAGACCAATGATTTTAGACAATACACTAAATCCTGATTTTACTAATGCTTTTGCAGGAGGAACTGTTATTAACGCTCCTACATACACAAGTACAACGGTTAACGTATGGAGATACGCAACAGATAATGATAATACACAAACTGGAGGACAAGATATAACAGGTTATACATCACAAAATACATCTTTAACTGGAGCATTTAGTGGAGCCACTATAGAGGGTGTACACCCTTCTCCTTGTTGGAAGGCGGATTGGATACATCATATAGAAAAGTTAAATACACATCAAGGATTGTTTAAAGCTTACTTATATCCAACAAGAAGACCAGATCCATACAAACAACTAGAATATAATATACCTTTTGCGTTACACGCTGTTGGAGCGATTGACAGTGGAAATCAAACTACTAAAGACGGAACGTATACACATGACGGAACAACAGGAACAGTACCATATTGTCAAGTTGTTGACCTATCTCCTATGTATTATGTTAATCCGTATTATACAACAGGTTATGGAGCTTTAGATCAGTTTGGGTGGGCTGTTAATCATGAAATGGGGGTTTTTAACTCAGAACAATTACAAACTGATTTAGACGCGTTATTGAGTTCTATTACATGGACAGAAGAAATAATACCTAGTAACGAAGGTGTAGAATTGTGTGACTGTAAACCGCACATACCTACAAATATAGACAGGTTAAGATTTCAACAATTTAATAGATTTACACCAGGTAGAGCTATAAATGATGAAAGATTGTTTAGATGGTATATAGAACCACAAGGATTTAGATATCATGATAAAATATCATTAATATTACCTGACTGGGATCCAACGTTGGATTTAGCTAGAATATGGGCTGTGTTTTCTAATCCTGCAGACGTACCTGGTTTTCATCCAGATTTTGAATATCCATTTCCAGATGAGTTAATTAATGCTTTAATGGTAGAGGTTTTACAAAAAGAATTAAATATGACAATAATGACACCTCCAGATTTATTAAATGATGGATCAGCGGTTGTTACATCTGGTAGACCAGCAAAAACAAAAAAGAGTGATAAATAAAAAATATAAATATAAGTATGTGTTGTTGCGTGAAATTTATGACAATATAAAATCTAATTTAAAAAATGGTAAAAAAACCATGACTTATAAAATTTATTATAGTATTATAAAAAAGTTTTTTGTTAAATTAATAAGAGAGGTTGTACAAAACATGAGTTTAGTTCATTTACCAAATAAACTGGGTTATGTGTATTTAGATAAAAGACCACACAAAAGACCTTTTCACATACGCGTGGACGCGGAAGAAACAAATAAAAAAGGAGAATTGGTAAAATATAAAGTACCAATATTAGATGATTATTATTATAAACTGGTTTGGAATAAATCTGCTAGGTTGGTTGGATCTAAAGTATTACCACTTAGTATTTTTAAATCTGAAATAAAAAAACTTAAATAATGAGTTTAGCCGATATAAATCCACATGGTAGGATAAGTGTAATGAGAGTTATTGCTACCGCTTCAAGAGACATGGAAATAGAAAATCCACAAAGACACATGGATAAGTTTATAGAGTGGACTTTTGAAGCTATGAAATTTATAGGTAGTTATAATACATTTCCAAGAATGGAACAAGATTTAACTATTACAGATAAAAGAGCTATATTACCTATACACATGATAAAGTTAATAGATGTAAAAGACGAAAACGGTGTTTATTGTGAGCCTACGTCTGCCACGTTTAGAGGAAATAAAGAGCCTGATGGTAACACTGTGGCAACTGGTAATCCTAATTATCAAACTACACAAACAGTAGACGGCATGAATGGATTAACATTTAGTAATAGATACTATATAGATAATGGTGGGCCACATGATCACAATACTCGTCCAGGTAATGTAAGTAGAAACGCTTATATAAATATAAACCTTGCAGACGGTAAAATAATAACTATATCATATTTTTTCTTACCTATAGATGCAGATGGATTTCCTATGGTAAAAGAAGGTCATGAAGAAGCAATAGCATCTTATTTAATGTGGAAATATAAAGCTATAGAATATTACGCTGGTAAATTACCAAGGTATATTTATATGGATTTACAAAATAGATGGCAATGGTTATGCGCACAAACAAGAGGTAATGATAACATGCCGACAAATAATGAGTGGGATAGAATTGGAGCCCTTTGGACGTCCATGATACCTGTTAAAACGTCTAACGGATTACAAGGATTTTAATAAATGGAAGGTAAAAGTCTAGTATTTACTAATGGATTACACGCTGATAACGATCCAAGATATCAACCTGAAGGAACGTATCGTGATGCAGAAAATATTAAATTAGTTTCTAGAGATGGTAATACATACACAATAGAAAATATAGAAGGGACAAGGTTTAGTTTAGAATTACCTTGTGCTAGTAATGTAATGGTGTTACAATTAAATACCGAAGGAAGTGCTGACAATTTAGTAGACGG